TGTTTTTCCTAACAATGCATTTTCAATTATATTTCTTTTGTTATCATCAGACATACTAACAGCCATATCTGCAACAAATTCATCTACTTCATCTCTATCTAATTTACTAAGTTGTTCTAATATCTCTCTATTACCTCTTAGTAAATCTGCTACCTTAGGAGCATTTTCTACGTAGCTATCAAATTTATCTTTGTTAACTTTAAATTTATAAATTCCTTTTGCATCTTCTATCTGGTCAGGTCCACCTTCTATAATACCTGCAAACTTTAATTTGTTTAAAGTATTTTTAATAATATCTTTTTCTGCACCTTTCATTAATCCACCTAGTAATGAAGGTAATTGATATCCACCTTTTTCATCTATTTGGTCAAAGTTTACTGTTAAGTTTCCTGTATCTAATAAATTTAAAGCACCCATAGATTTATAGTAACTATATTGCTCTGTGCCGGGTGTAAATATACTGGCTATTCTATCTGCTGTTTGCATTGGGTCTTGACCCGGACCAAATCTTTCCATGTCTTCTCTTCTGCGTCTTTCCCCTGCACTTTCACCAGAATCTCTACGTTGTACAATTGGTTCAGCAGGTTGAGTAATTTCTGTAGTAGGCATATCAGCAGCAGGAGTTTCTGGTACTGTTACATCTGTAGGTAGTTTAACTTGCTGAGGAACTGGAGGTATAAACATTTGATAACCTTTAACTGGCTCATACTGTTCAGACCAATCTTGAGTTTCCTCATTATAATTAAGTTTTATTCTACCTTGGTTGTAAATACCAAAATCTTTTTTCTGTACTTCTTGAGATAATGCTTCTGCTGTTTTTGTATCTGCCATTTTATTTAATTTTTATTAGTCCTCCTTTCCCTAGAGATATTTGAACTATTTTATATCCTTTACCTCTTCCTAAATCTAAAACCATGCTTCCTGTTTTTTCATATCCGCCCATTTTTTTTAGAGCATTAGAAGCTGCTGCTGCTGTTTTATATATTTTAGTTCCTGCCATTTTATTTTCTATTCACCTGTTCCTTCAGGGCTAATATTTGGCGAAGAGAATTGAGTTTCCCCTGCAGTCGGAACACTTCCAGTTCCAATGTTGCCACCTCCAACGCCCGTTGGGTCGTTTGGATTTGCTCCTGCAGGTATTCCT